ATATCCTTATACTCTTGTCCATCATAGATTTGTTTTACTTTTATTCTATACAAATGTGGATACCAAGTTTGGCTAAATCCTTCGCTTGCTCTAGTAATGTCTTCAATTACATAAAATCTTTTTAAAGCAATATCTAATTCGTTTGCTGCATATTCGTCAATTAAATGCGGCAATTCTATTACGTCTCCTGGCATTAGTTTACGACCAATTGTTTTTACACTACTGTTAATATGTACAGTCAAGAATAATGTATCGTTACTTAAAAATAATCCAAATTGACTTAAATCAAAATCATTATCTTGTACGTTGTAATGCCCACGTAATGTGTATACATCTTTATCATACTTTCGATCTCTATTTTCAAGAAACAATAAATCTTGTATGTTTGTTTCACTAACTGCATCGTATTGTGGTTGATCGGAAGTAGCATCATCAGCATCAGGATTTTTTGTCCCAATATACTTATGTATCATAAAATCTGTACCGCCGACCGTGAACATTTCGTAAATAGAATTATCTAAAAACGTATAATCATTTGACTTATGTGGTCTATATAAACTTAGCTTTGGCATACGTATATTTATCGATAAATACTATTGGAGATGAACTATGAGTAACGCAACTGCATATCAAGAAATATACGACTATGTCGAAACCTTCCTAGGCGGAGGAATGGTCGATGTTGAATTAGATCCTGTACATTATAAAACTGCCCTACAAAAGGCACTAAACAGATATCGCCAACGAACAGAAAACGCTGTTGAAGAAAGCTATATAACAATTGGGTTTGAAGAAGATAAAAACGTATATACATTGCCAAACGAAATAATTGAAGTGCGTAAAATTTATAGACGTAGTGTTGGCAGCAGATTAGGCGGTAGTGCAGATGGCGGTAGTTTGTTTGAACCTTTTAATCTTGCATACACTAATACGTATTTGTTAGCAGGTTCAGGAATTGGCGGCCTTGCAACTTATGATTTCTTTGCACAACAACAAGAATTAGTAGGACGCATGTTTGGTAGTTTTATTGAATTTACTTGGAATACAAGCACAAAAAAATTAACTATATTACAACGTCCAAGAGCTGATGAAGAAGCATTGTTATATTGTTACAACTATAGACCAGACTTTGAAATATTAAAAGATTACAAAGCAAATCAGTGGTGTAAAGATTATACACTAGCTAGTTGTAAATATATGTTAGGTGAAGCACGTAGTAAATTCTCAACTATTGCAGGACCAGGCGGTGGAACAACACTCAATGGCGATTCTCTTAAAGCTGAAGCACAAGGTGAAATGGAAAAACTTGACATGGAATTAGCTACAGCATTAGCAGGCGGTACAGGGTACGGTTTCTTAATTGGTTGACAAATACTTCTAATTATATTATAATCTAAACATGAAGAAAAAGTTATTAGTGATTGGCCACGGCAGACATGGCAAAGATACTGTCTGCGAAATACTTAGAGACAAATACAATTACAGTTTTGAAAGCAGTAGTCAGTTCTGTTCAAAATTATTCATTTATAATAATCTAAAAAACAAGTACAATTATGCTACCGAAGAAGAATGTTATGCAGATAGACATAACCATCGTGCAGAATGGTATAATGCTATTTGTGATTATAATGAAGTTGATGGAGCTCGTTTAGGCCGAGAGATTTTTAAAGAACACGATATATACTGCGGATTGCGAAACAAAAGAGAATTTTTTGCAATGAAAAATACTGGTGTTTTTGATTATTGTATTTGGGTAGATCGCAGTGACCATTTGCCGCCAGAAGGTATTGATAGTATGAGCTTGACTCACTGGATGGCCGATTACACTATAGATAACAATTCAACACTAAGTAATTTAGAATTTAATGTAGATCAGTTACTAACTTATTTGCACCGTTAACCACGTACTTTTAGACTCAAAACCCCTGGTTTCTCCTCTGATAAGCTAAATACAAGTAGAAAGTATTTACCCATGAGGAGAACAACAAAATGGCACTAACATCACCTGGTGTTCAGGTTAGCGTTATAGACGAAAGTTTCTATACTCCAGCTGAACCTGGTACAACACCAATTATTTTTGTAGCAACAGCTGAAAATAAGCTGAATGGCGGGGGCACTGGAGTTGCACCTGGCACACTAAAAGCAAACGCAGGTAAAGTTTACCTGATGACATCGCAGAGAGATCTAGTAGAAACATTTGGAGATCCAACATTTGTTACTGACGTAAACAATAATGTTGTACAAGGCGGTGAACAAAACGAATACGGTTTACAAGCTGCATATAGTTATCTAGGCGTAAGCAATAGAGCATATGTGGTTAGAGCAGACGTAGACTTAAATAGTTTAAACGCAAGCTCAACACCAACAACCGCGAACCCAGAAGACGGTACATGGTGGTTAGATACACAAACAACAGAATGGGGAATTTTTGAATGGGACGCTTCAGCAGCTACAACTGAAACAGGTCAAACATTTATAGCAAAAACTCCTCGTGTTATCACAAGCAAGACAGATTTAATTGGCGCAGATGCAACTGCCGCGCCTGGAAGCTGGGTAGGACAAAAAGGCGAATATGCTGTTGTAACAACATCAAACATTGTTAAAATATATTATAAAAATGTCGACGATACGTGGGTAATTGTTGGCAATCCAGACTGGAGCGGAAGTATTCCTTCTGTAACAGGTTCAATTGCAATTTCTTCAACAGTAGGTTCCATTGGTGATACTTTCGTAATCAATGCAAGCTCAGACAGTGCAGAATCAGTTCAGATTACGTTGTCTGGTAACACACTGACTACTTTGGTAGCAGATATCAATGGTGCAGGTATCACAGGTGTTTCAGCAGAAGCAAGAAACAATAAATTAGTAATTTTAAACGATCGTAGCGGTAGTGACGAGATACAGATTGTAGATGGTGCAGGTCAGCCAATGGCAGCAGCTGGTATCGACGAAGGTTTCTATTTTGCTCCTAAAGCACAAATTAGTAAGCACACAGATGTACCATTATTCAAAACAAATGATAGCGATACTCGTCCAAGCGGAAGTGTTTGGATTAAAACAACTACACCAAACCTTGGTGCAGATTGGAGAGTAAAACAATTTAATGGTGAAACTGAAATTTGGAATAGAACAAGCTCTCCAATATATGACACCAATCAAGGGGCAATTTTCGCACTTGATAGATCAGGCGGCGGTGCAAACGTACCAGTAGGTACAGTTTACATTCAATCAAATGCTCTTGAACAAACTGCAAATACAGCAAATTTCAAAATATTTGTTAAACGTGCTGGCGGTGCAGCATCAATTACAAGTAATAAAATATTAGCATCTACATTTGCAGGCGGTAGTTATAATCTTACAATGCAGGAAAGTTTAAAATCACAAGAAGCATTAGATTCTGCTAAAACAATCTCATTTACAGCAGCTGGACAAGCGGCAGATGCACAAACATTAGTAGCAGCAATTAACGCAGCAGGATTTACTAATATTGTTGCAAGTGTAGATTCACAAAACAGAATAACAATTTCTCATACACTAGGCGGCGAAATTAGAATCACTGATACTAATAATGCTTTAACATTTGCTGGATTTGCACCTTACAATGCAACTACTAAAACAGGTACACAGAATTTATACTGGCAACCAGGTGAAACAGATAGCGATCCTGAAAAACTAGTAATTAGTTTATGGTCACCTTTAGTTTATAGTGCAAGCGACGATGCGCCTACTGCTCTTGCAGCGAATGGTGCTCTATGGTACAGCAGTACAATAGACGAAGTTGATATGCTTGTTCATAACGGTACTACATGGGTAGGTATTAATCACTCAACTAGTCCATATTATAACATTGATCCAAACACTTCGCCAGATTCGCAAGGTCCTATTGTAAGTGCAACAGAACCTAAGAACGGAGATCGTTCAGATAGTGGTAACTTAGTTACTGGTGATATTTGGGTTAGTACAGCAGACTTAGAAAATTATCCACAAGTATACATTTACAATGCAACACTATCAAAGTGGACATTGTTAGATAGTACTGATCAAACTACTGAAAATGGCATACTATTTGCCGATGCACGTTATAGTACAACTGGCGCAGACGCAGCAACCGCAGCAGACATTGAAGATTTAAATTCAAGTAATTATTTAGATCCAGATGCACCAGATCCTGCACTTTATCCAAAAGGTATGTTGCTATGGAACTTACGTAGAAGTGGATTTAATGTAAGACGTTTTGAGCGTAACTACATTGATCTTACTGGTGATAACGAACGCTTTGGCGATCAAGATATGTCTAGTTATTATCCACACCGTTGGGTTACTGAATCAGGTAATCAAGCAGACGGCAGCGGAACATTTGGTAGATCAGCACAGCGTAAAGTTGTAACACAGGCTTTACAATCATTAATGAATAGTAACCAAGATATTAGAGATGACGAGTCAAGAACATTTAACTTAATTGCTTGCCCAGGATATTCTGAGCTAATAGGCGAAATGATTACTCTAAACTTTGATAGAGGACTAACTGCATTTGTAGTTGGAGATAGTCCAATGAGACTAACACCATCCGCAACTAGCTTGGAAAATTGGGCAACTAATCAACAACTAGCAGTTGAAGATAACGATGACGGTCTTGTAACAAGCGATGAATACTTAGGTGTTTATTATCCAAGTGGTTTCACAAGCGATAATGCAGGTAACAATGTTGTTGTTCCAGCATCGCATATGGTACTACGTAC